CTTTTGTAGCAGACCATGAACTTAATGTTGTAGCTTGTATGACTGAAATCATGGCCAACGTGGAGTTTCAATAATGGCCGCATATGATGGTTTAAATAATGCATGCATTTTTGACTTTGAAACATTGTCACAAGAACAAACAAATGGTGTTGTTCTTTCAATGGCAATGGTAAACTTTGCTGAGTCTAGATTTACGAGTGATATTCCATATACATTTGAAGAGCTTGTTGAGAATACTCATACAATCAAATTTAATGTGGAAGAACAAGTAAAAAAATATAAACGTGTTATTAAAAAAGACACTTTAAAGTGGTGGGCTCAACAAGGTGATTTGGCTAAAGAACAATTAAAGCCAAGTCCTGAAGACGTATCAATTGACCAGCTTTATAATTTCTTTATTGTAAATAAATCTGCGAACGTAAAAAAAGTTTACACACGTGGAAATACCTTTGATCCTATCTTCCTTGAATATATTATGAGACAAACGAATAACCCTATGCCTTATGATTGGTGGGAAGTACGAGATACACGCTCACTTATTGAAGGTTTATCATGGGGATCTGATCTAAGAAATAATTTTATTCCTGAAGGTTGCACCAGTTTTATTGCACACGATCCAAAGCATGACATTGCGTTGGATGTTATGAGATTACAAATATTAGTACAAGCCATATCATGAATCATTTTGATTATCTTAATTCAATCAATGCTACTAAAAAAGATATTATGGAAGACGACATTGCTGAAAAAGCATATAACTCTTTCATGGTAAACCGTGGACTGTCGTACTTTAATGATACAGTTCTCATGGCAAATGAGATGAACATTTACTCTCACCTTGATAAAAAGTTACAATATCACTTTTATCTCAATATTGTAAGAAAACGTAAGAGATTTTCAAAATGGGCAAAGGTTGAAACTGAAAGCGATATTGAAGCGGTTAAAGAATACTATGGCTATAGCAATGAGAAAGCCAGACAAATATTACCATTGCTTTCTAATGATCAAATTAAAATTATTAAACAAAAAATAAGTAAAGGAGGTAGATCTTAATTAGGACATTTTTCTCCAGAAAGACCATGATAGCGAACAAGGTTGGCTTTTGGCATTTCTTTCTTACATTTAGGACATTTTAGTTTAGGTCTACTCAAAGCAATTTGTTTTCTCTTATGTTTTTCTTCTTCAGATTGTTTTCGTCCTAATGCGTAGGTATTACCTTTATTAGCATCTGATATTTTTATTTTTCTTTCCTCTGAAGCAGGTGGTAATTTTTTACCAAGTGTCGGCGCTGGACATGATTTCATTCGACTTTCAACGCGTTTTCTTTTATGCTCTTCTGTTTGCTTTCTACCAGTGTTAGCAATTTTAACAGCTTCTATTCTAGCTTCTTCTAAACTAATATTACCACTAAGAGCTTGCCACGCAACATAATCTTGTTTCATGCCGTGTTTTTCCCATAGCAGTCTATGTTCCTCAGCATGCTGCTCAACTGTAACTAACTTTAAATTTGATGGATCGTCTGATCCACCCATATGACGAGGCACTATATGATGTTTATGATACATTTCAACTCTTTTTGTTTTTTATTTATATCTTCAATATTACTTTTTTATAAAAAAACTTAAAAAAGAATTTATATAAATATAGTACGAAAGCGGAAACGTTTTAGTAAATGGGCAAAGCCTGAAACTGAAAGTGATATTGAAGCGGTTAAAGAATATTATGGCTATAGCAATGAGAAAGCCAGACAAGCTATAACCCTTCTGTCACCTGAAAATATAACTATAATAAAGCAGAAGGTGAATAAAGGTGGAAGAAGAAAGTAAATTAATTGAGTGGGTTCCAGATATGATGCTGGAAGTGACACTCAACGAGCCTGATGATTTCCTTAAAGTAAGAGAAACATTAACACGTATCGGTGTAGCATCACGTAAAGATCGTAAACTCTATCAATCATGTCATATCCTACATAAGCAAGGCCGTTATTTTATCGTTCATTTTAAAGAACTGTTTCTATTGGATGGTAAGAAATCAAACCTCGAAGAAAATGATGTAGCTCGTAGAAATACTATTGCCACATTAATGAGTGACTGGGGATTAATTGAAGTCGTAAATAAAGAGCGTATGGAATTAATAGCGCCGCTTCGTCAAATTAAAATTATTTCGTATAGAGATAAAGATCAGTGGGAGCTTTGTCCAAAGTACAACATAGGTAGAAAATAATGATTATTAATCTATGGACTTATGGTGAACGTGAATGTCCTATTGAAAGAAAAAAAGAGTATGACGCTCCTTTCTCAAACTTTTATAAAGTAAAAACACCTTTTCAGGTTGATTATGAAGGAATGGTGTGTGGTCAGTTCTTTAATGCGTATCCTGGATTTGACAGAAGCTGGCTTAATTATAAAATTATTGGCCAAGATGTGGTAGATAACAATGAAATTAATCTAATTTGTTTACCATTTTACGGGTGGGATTATCAACATGAATTCCCAAGAATTTTATCTGAAAATCAACATTTAATTGATTTTGCTATAAGCAATAATGTTAAAATTTTAGCAGTTTATCTTAGGGAACATGTCGGACTTGGATGGCGCCTTGAAGAAGAAATGAAAAGGTATGACATATACAATAAAATTTCCCCAAAACATTTTAAAATATGTGTGAATAGTTATAGTAATGATCATTATAAAGACCTAGAAGAAAAAGGCGGTAAACTTCAAGAATATATTTGGTATATTGATGTTTTTGATAAAGACATGGGAATGAAGATAACTGAGGGTGATTTATCTATAGATTCAAAATTTGATATTTTTAGAAATTTTAAATATAAATTTTGCTTTCCATTTGGATCATTGCACCACCGCCCTTTCCGCATCGAAGCTTTGAAATTATTAATTGAAAACGAACTAATAGATAGAGATGATATTTTCTATACTATTACAGAATTAAATGCAAAACCTCATATTGAAAATTTTTTAAAAAGCAGTCCTAATTCTAATACTGATTTTATATTAGATGAAACAAAACAATATTTAATTAATTACGGCTTGGAAAAAATATTCATTTATAAAGCATATTTAGATGATGGCCGGCCTGACATCCCTCATGGCGAAAATGAAGATAACGTATTTGTGATATCTCATTCTCATCATACCCCTATTCAGTTTAACCAAAGTTGTGTGCAAGTAATATTTGAAACAAGATTATACGATCACTCTATAACAGAAAAGGTATATAAGCCGCTTTTTCTTGGCCAGCCTTTTTTATGGCACGCACAGCCACACTTAAAAGATTATCTAGAATCGATAGGATATAGATTTTATCCTTGGATAGATTATTCTTTTGATAAGATTGAAGATCCAATGAAAAGACTATATGCATTATTCAACGAAATTAAAAGACTTGATAATGTTGATCTTGTTATGGAAATCAAAAAGCATTCTCATATTATTAATCGACATAATCGAAAAGTTTTCCGTGAAAGAATGGTTGACGTCACGGAATTTGAAAAATTTTTAAAAGTTCTTCAATCATAGCGCACAAAATGAATACCGGCTATTTAAATTTGTAATAGCAATAACTATATAAATAATATCGGAGTGCGGATGGTCCGGCTCCATTCTTAATCTTGCTTGTATAAAGGAGATAACTATGACAGGCGTACAATCACTATTCCCACGTTCATCTTTTGTTGGCTTTGACCACTTGTTAAACGAACTGGACTATGTAGCGAAACATTCACAAGACCATTATCCACCGCATAATATTTTAAGAACAGGCGAAACAGATTACCTGATCGAATTGGCAGTGGCTGGCTTTAGTAGAGACGAACTTAATATTGAAGTTAAAGATCGTACTCTTACTGTTACGGGTGAACATGTGAGCAAAGGTCGCGAGTATATTCACCGTGGTATTTCCACTAAGAAATTCAAACGCACCTTTAGGCTGTCTGAGCACGTACACGTAAACGGAGCGGATCTCGTAGATGGAGTATTGTCAGTAGAACTGAAATACGAAATTCCACAGGAACTGCGTCCTCGTAAAATCGAAATCGGTCATTACGAGGAAAACACAAATGACACAGACACTAAAGA